CTGGGAGTTATATGCTGACTCAGCCAAAGCTAGCGCGACTCTCTTAGATGAAGCTGCTGAGGACGCCCAAATGGCGACTCAAGAGTCTGATGTTGGCAAAGTCTTCGATGCTATGTCCAACATTGGAGCCCTCGCCCTTACTCCCTGGAAAGTTGGAGTTAAACTCGTCGGAGCAGCCATAGGTACCACTGCTAGCGCTCTTCTAGCTTCAACGGCAGACCCTGATCCTTCAACTGATTTGTTGAGTCAAGATGCCCTAGCTGAGTACAATCGCAAGCAACTCGCACTTGAAGAGAAAAAGTTGCGAGAAAATATCGCGCTCGTTGACAAACTTCAGCATCAACTTGAGTGGATGAAGCAAAACCAGAGCTTCAATTTCCCAGAAGTGATTATCGAAGAACGAGAATGCGAAAATGGCCTCAAGGAGTATAGAGCACTCTCATCAGGTGCTTCAAGTTCACTTGTCGGTCCCTGGAAGGCTATTCGGAGTGATGCAATTTTCGCTCTTGCGCCCAATGGTGCTCGAGTTGTTAAGCCACCGAATGATTCCCTGGATGATGACAACTGCAGTGAGATTATTATTCCTGAGGCAAAGGATGACCTCGTGCAGGCTATGGAGAACAACGCTATCCAGAACCGGATTGATTACTTATCTAAGAAAATTCCCGGTTTATCAGCAGTTGAACTCTATCGTCTCGCACAAATGCCCGTCGTCAAGTGATAGTCAGCTCGGTTTTTAGAATTTTTTGCCGAGTCACACAGTTCGCTTGTCTACACCCCCACTATCGTATAAAATAAAAACAAATACAAACGCTAACTTTGGTGGGTTCTTTTTCTTTTACATATTTTTGTTTTAGCTGCGCCGCATAGGTCTGTGGTCGCTGAGTATTGTCGCTTGATAGGAGAGCTTTGTTCCTATCTCCCTGCGGGGCCGCTAACGGATTTCTAGTGGGTGTTTGATCATACTCGGCGATTGTTGCCTGATGTCGCCAGCCTCTCTTGTTTGCTCGCTA